GTAAACACTATCTTTACACCAGTGATCAATTTTTTTGTTTTGCTTTAGTACCCACTCAGTGAACCTTGCTGGATTGATTGCTTTTACATCTACACAATAACGTCCAAACTTTACAAAAGCACGGTAGTATGGACTGTCGCAAAAATCATCAAATGTTTTTAACTTGGCACTACCTTGTGTAAGTTCATAAAATTTAATATAAGAATGAAATCCTAACCGCACACCTGCTTCGTCTTTTTCCATGCGGCGACGTCGCGGTTCGCATGAATGCACCGCAAGACTGGACTCTTTCATAAAGTCCTTCTTACAATACTGACAGGTATATTTCATTTTTTTGTTTCTTGTCCTGATGCTTTTAAGTAGGCATCGATATCTTTCTTGGTGTTGAGTTCAGCCATTAGTTCTAGTTCATCGTCTTTAAGATGCGGATACATTTCTGCCAACTGTTTGCGAATGCCACTTGCTCCTGGTTCTTTTTTCTTAGGAGCGATCCATTGATGTCGTTGTGTGCCCATGCCAGGACTTATTGTGGTTGCACATAGCCACTGTAGTTTAGGATGTCGATTGATATTGAAAAACTGTTTGTTGAGTCGTTCGTTTGTGGCTATCAAATAGAACTCTTGCAAATCTCTACTGCCTTGCACACTTGAGCCATAGCGAATCATAAGAAAATTGCTGAACTTTTTACGTTCTTCGGACGTTAAGCTGTCGTAGAATGTTCGATCCTTGCGATCAAGCACTGCCATTTCATTGTTGATGCTGAGTTTGTCCATTACCAAGCCAAATTATAGTTTACTACTTCGCAATTACGACTAATGTCTTTGACAAAATACACACAGTCGGGCTTTTCACCTTCGCTAACAGGCACACATAGTAACTGTCCATTTTTTAACTTAGGAGCATACCAACTTACTTCTTGATATACGTCGATAATTTCAATGTCCAAGAAGCTAGGACGAAAACTACTCAACGGATTAAACTGAAATGCCTTGAACCCGCGGTCGTTTATACTAGTCAATGGTAGGACTTCTAGGTCGCCCAAGTCGGGTTCACCAATTAAGATTTGCCAATCTACAGGCATACGCACTCTATGTTCGCCTATGCGTAGTACCAAAGCAGGTGTTGTAAAACTTTCTAAAAAGATCAAAGGAATGTAGTGATAGTCTGGATCTTTAGGATCGCTGTTGTCAAATATAGCAAAACGCATGTCATCTACTTCTTCGGGTAGATGATCTAAATCAAATGGTTCGTTATCAAGTGTTAGTATTCTCATAAGTTTATTATAACATATTTTTTAATGCATACAACCTTTATTTTTTGATTGTTAGGAAAAATAATCCTGGCGATCGCCTTTACGTTTAAGATCAAGAGTTATGCAGTGCAACCCTCCGTCCCAAAAATAACGATGTCTAAAATTACAAAAATGCGGAGTTACTCCGTATCTGCCAAGGGCTTCAACAACCTTTTCGTTGTAGTTGTTACAAATTACATTTTTTTCGTCAATAACAAGCATATTGACATCAAACACTGTTTCTTCTACGTAACCTACCCAATCATTCATCCAAGTATTAACAAACTCAGTTACCTCATCATTCATTTCCTGACCAGGGATCCACCATTTGCCCATATTTTTTTCTTTAAGTTTCAAAAAAGGTTGTATTGATCCCCAACTTTGTCCAGGCAAATATACCACTTCCCAACCCGGAAAAGTTTTTTGATAATTTTGATAATCACGTAAACTTACAATTAATCCTGGAGTAACGGGACAAAAAACAGCATCGCTATGGCCTCCGGTCTCTACGCCGTGACAGCGATAATTTGAAAAATATGTTTCTATTAAATGTTGCGGCATTGTAGGTATATTATCAAAATATAAATCTTTTCCGACTCGGGTAATCTCCGGGCCGTTTATTGAACCTATATCAGGCAAGTTTTTAATATGATATTTTTTGCCAATTATTCTATTGATAATTTTGTCATAAAAATCTTCATACGTTTCTCCCCACGGCCGATTGATAAAAAGCTGATCACCGACTACAAATAAATGATCTCTTGGATTCATCGGTGGCGGTTGATACCACTTAGATCCATCTTCTCTGTCAATCATGTATTCTTCAAAATTATTATCTGTTAATATCTCAGGACGTTCGATTTGTACTTGAAAATTTTTAAGAATGCCGATAAGTTTTTGATAATCTTCTTCGGTTTCAATGGCAATTTTTTCCATCACTGATCGAACATTAGAATTTTTAATTTTAGAATAAAATTCAGGCGGATAGCTACGTCCTACCACACATATTTCTAAGGGCTGAAATCCAGTGTGGCTAGATATTTCTATTTTATTGTTTATTTCCATTCTAATTTTTCCTGAGTAAAAGGGTAGTTGGCTTCTTTGTAGAACTGTTTGCGTTTGGTTAAATGTCGCTTGGCAAATTTACAGGTGCTGGTTACGTCCCAGATCTGGACGTGATCTTTATCCTCAGCTTTTCGGATACCCCGACCAATACTTTGGATAACTCTAACAAAGCTCTTACCAGGCTCAACAAGCACCAAATTAAAGATCCTAGGAATATTGATTCCAACCGCTGCCACGCCATAGGTAGCCACGATAATTTTGCCTGTTGCTTCTGCCACTTCGTCGTATTCATCTTGTCTTGCCTTTGCTTTTGTTGCACCACTAACCATGACTGCGTTATCACCTAACCGTTCAATGATACCTTGCCCTGCGGCAATACGATCAACTAGGACAAGTGTGTTGCCAGTGACGTTAACTTGTCGAATTAAGTTAGCAATAGTGTCTAATCTATCTGGTTCTTCTAATAAGAACTTTAATTCACTTTGATAGTTGGTAAACTCTGCATGGTCCACCAACTGCACAATGTTTACATGGCACTGTGCCAACACACCTTGGCTTTGTAGTTCACTGGCGCTGAGCTTGCCAATTACAGGACCGAGACTACATTTTAATGCTTGCGACTCGAAGGGTTCCTTGGGTATGGTTCCTGTGAGGCCCCAGCGCAACGGTATACGACTCATAACACCTGTAAGCAAGCTCTTAAGTGCGTCAGCTTTGGCCATGTGTACTTCATCCACAATAACACACACTACATCCTCAAGAAACTCGCCTATGGTAACATCGCCTACACTGTTCTTTGTGTTCTTTAACAGGACATTTAGACTTTGCCATGTGCAAACAGTATGCTGACGACCCCACTCCTTGCGGTCACCAAAGTATACACCTACATCCTGTTGCATATTAATGTAGTCTTTTTCTGTTTGAGTTACTAGACTCTTGTTAGGAACAATAACAATAGTCCTGCCATATGGTGCCACAGCATTTGATAGTGCGGCTGTGATAACAGTCTTGCCTGCGCCAGTGGCAATTTCTTGTATGCATTGTGGATTCTCAAGAAAGTTGTTGATGATCTCAACTTGATAGTCACGTAACTCCATTGGCTTGCCTTCTAATGGATGCCCTTTGCCCCACGCAATATGACTGAATGTTGATTCTGTTACTTTTTCAAAAGTAAAATTAACACTGTAGTCGCGCTGATCATCTAGGTCAATATCATAGTTAAACTTTTCCAGGATGGGAATAATCTCAGGTAACAAGTTTACATAAGTGCTACCACCCAATTGAAAATAGCTGACTTTACCGTCCCAACGACCAAGTCTAACAGCGGGCAAATAACGGGCCCCCGGGACATCATACTTAAAGGCATTAACCAAAGCACGACGAGCGTCAAGTTCGAGCCCTTCAATCTTGATGTTTACTTCGTCTCGAATTATAATTGTAGCTGTTCGCATATGGATAGTGTAACATACTTATATAGACAAAGTCAAAAAAACAGGCACCGAAGTGCCTGTTGAAAGTGGGTAGTTTGCACTACCCAGGAGCTACCGTATTAACTGTTCTTCATACAAGTGCTAGCGGCCAAAGCCTTCCAGTTATCACCGGACACCTTGGTCAAGTCTGCAATTTTAAGAGCCATACGCAAGCTCATTTCACGCAGGCGACTTTGATTGGCATCCATAAATCCAATAATCTCGTCACCTTGTTCTGGGCTAAAATCGTAGTCTGCAAACAACTCACCTTTGAGGTAAATCTGTTTGATACGCAAGAAACGATCACGCATGGTGTTAAGTGTAAGATCTAGGAAGTGACAACGACTTTGCAATGCCTCTAAGTGATCCTGCAACTTCTTGCTCTTGAGATTCTGGAACTGTAGGTTGGTGATAAAGATACAGGAACCTTTGAAGTCGAACATGTCTGGAACGCCTTCACGACGCAACATGGCACTATCTGAGTTCCAGTAGATTCTACGCTTCTTACCAGAGTCCAAGGCGGCCTTAAGAATGTTCAAGCTCAAGTCATCTTGGAATACGCTGTCACAGTCATCAAACACCAAGACGTTGTTCTTGTCTGAATGTTTGTATAAGGTGCAATACAGGCCAATCGGAGTCATAGCACCTTTGATCACTTCGTACTTGACACGACGACCGCTCAATTTGTCAAACAGGCCCGAATGCTCCAACTGTTTTTCTACCCCATAACTCTTGCCCACACCAGGAGGGCCAACTACAATCATTGCTCGCACATCACCGGCAATTGTGGCCTTGGTCATCTGATCAAGAATATCAAAACGTTCACCAATACGGGCAATAACTTCTTCGTCAGTTTCTACCGGTGCCTTGTTATGAACATGAACTTGGGCATGTGCGATGGGTGCTACAAACTCACCAGCTGTCACAGATTCCGCGGTAAATTCTATATCTTCAATCGTGTTTACATTGACACGAACTACTTCTGGTAAGTCTGGGCCAAAAAAGCCATCTGATTTTACAGTCACATAGCCTCCTTTGGCTCCTGTTTGGTAACCTTTAACCAAGTTAAAGGTCACATTGTTTACGGGTTGATTACGGTATGTTCCGTTTTTAATAATTACTGTGCTCAAGGTTAGCTCCTTTTTA